CTATCGATATTTTATATGCAAAATTGGAGATATGGGTATAGATAGCAGTTTAAGTTCAAACTAAAACCAATAATATGATGATATATCAATGCAATAAATGTCATGAACAAAAAATTTTAAACAAAGCAACTTTGGAAATTGTTGATGGAAAAATTAGAACAAGAGAAGCGAAGTGTAAGTGTGGAAATTATATGCAAGAAGTAAAAAAAGATTTTGATGGCTTTCCTTGTTTAATAAGAACAGAGCCAACATTAAAAAAGAATTAAAAAATGGAAATAAAAAAAAGAAAAATAAAAGATTTAATTAGAGCAGAATACAATCCAAGAAAAATAACTAAAATTCAAGAGTATGATTTAAAAGAAAGTTTAATGAGATTTGGGTTAGTTGACCCAATAATAATCAATATAAACAAACAAAGAAAAGACATTGTTATTGGTGGACATCAAAGATTAAAAATTTGGGAAGAATTAGGTAATGATGAAATAGATTGTAATCAAATTAATCTAACATTAGATAAAGAAAGAGAACTAAATATTAGGCTAAACAAAAATGGGGGGAGCTTTGATGATGGTCTTATAAAAGAATATTTCGATTATGAAGAATTGACTGAATGGGGATTCACTCCTGATGAATTATTTGAGCCAGATGAAAAAACAATTGATGGATTAATTGAAGATGATGAAATACCTGAAGTAAAAGAAAGTAAGGTAAAACGAGGAGATATTTGGCAACTTGGGAAGCATAGAATAATGTGTGGAGATAGTACAAACCCAGATGATGTTGCTAAATTAATGAATGGAGAAAAAGCTGATATGGTATTTACAGACCCCCCTTATGGAATGAACGCAGTAAGCAAAAGTGGAGTCTTAAGTGCAAGATACAAAACTGATATTATTGGAGATGATAATACAGACATTGCAAGGGATTCATTTTCTTTAATTCATAGCTTGTATGATTGTAATCAAATATGGTGGGGAGCTAATTATTACTCAGAATTTTTACCGAGCGCTGAAGGCTGGATAGTTTGGGATAAAAACAATGGGGGAAGCGACCAAACAGATTGCGAGTTGGCTTGGACTAACTTTAGAAGTGTTTGCAGATTATATAAAAAAGCAAGTGAAAAAATAAACAGAATACATCCAACACAGAAACCTGTAGAGCTATTCTTATGGTCAATTAAAAAATTTAATGTTAAATTTCATATTGTCTTAGATGTGTTTTTAGGAAGTGGCTCAACACTGATAGGAGCAGAGAAACTCAATAGAAAATGTTATGGAATGGAGTTAGATGAAAAGTATTGTGATTTGATTGTAGAAAGATGGGAAAAATTTACAGGTAAAAAAGCAAAAAAAGTAGAATAAAAAAATGGGGAAAGGCAGAAAGAAGAAACCGACTAAACTAAAAGAAATACAGGGAACTATTGAAAAATCAAGAATCATTGAGAATGAAATGCAGGTAGATTTGTGTGTGTCTATTCCAGAAGCTCCTTCTATGCTGAGTGAAATTGGTAAGGCAGAATGGGAAAAGGTAACAGAACAATTGTATAATTTGAACATGTTGCATTCAGTTGATTTGAGATTAGTTGAAGCATATTGTAATGAGATTGCTTTATATATTGAAACAGAACAGATGTTAAGGCAGAAAGGGAGAATTCAAGTTTTTAAAAATGCAGATGGAACATTAAAACATGCTCAGGCAGTACCCTATCAAAAAATTGCAAAAGATGCTTTAAATATGGCAATGAAACTGGCAACTCAATTTGGATTAACCCCAGTTGCAAGAGCTTCCATTTCAGCTCCTAAGATAACAAACAACACACAGATAAATAATTATTTTGATTAATGTATTACTTTGACAAACAAGCAGCAAACAAGGCAATCAGTTTTATAGAAACTTTTATTACTCATACAAAAGGTGAGTTGGCTGGGCAGCCTTTAATATTAGAGGACTGGCAAAAAGAAATAGTCGGAAACATCTTTGGCTGGAAAAATAAAGAAACAGATTTGAGAAAATATAGAACTGTTTTTATTGAAGTGCCGAGAAAAAATGGAAAGACCACTCTTTGTGCAGCTATTGGAATATATATGCTTTTTGCTGATAAGGAAAGAGGAGCTGAAATTTATGCTGCTGCTGGAGATAGAAATCAAGCTGGGATAGTTTTTGAGATTGCAAAAGGAATGATTGCAAATAATGTTGAGCTTAGTAGTCGAGGAAAAGTATTTAGAAACTCAATCACAAATGAAAGCAAAGGAAATTTTTTCCAAGCTATTTCTTCTGATTCAAAAACAAAACATGGTTTCAATGCGAACTGTATTATATTTGATGAGCTACATACTCAACCAAATAGAGATTTATGGGATACGCTTACAACATCGGTTGGAGCAAGAAGAGAGCCATTGACAATTGCTATTACAACAGCTGGTTATGATAGGCAATCAATATGTTATGAATTATATAATTACGCAAAGAGAGTTTTAGACAAGAGTATTTCTGATGAAAGTTTTTATCCAGTAATCTATGAAGCAGAAGCAGAAGATGATATTACAAGTGAGGAGGTATGGAAAAAAGCGAATCCTAATTATGGAGTCTCACTTCGAAAAGATTACATGGAAAGAGAATCTAAAAGAGCTATGGAATTACCATCTTATCAAAATACTTTTAAAAGATTAATGCTTAACATCTGGACAGAGAGTCAGACAAAATGGATTGGTCATGATGAGTGGATGGAGTGTTATCACGACTTTGACTACTCAACATTAGAGGGCAAAGAGTGTTGGGGTGGTTTGGACTTAGCTTCCACAAGAGATTTAAGTGCTTTTGTTTTAGTGTTTAATGTCAATGGAAAGTTTATTGTTAGGCCTTATATATTTCTACCAAAAGAAAACGCAAAAAAAAGAAGTGATAGAGATGGAGTTAATTATGTAGAATGGTTGAGGGACGGTCATGTCTTTGGAACTGAGGGAGATGTTCAAGATTATAATTTTATTAGAGCAAAGATAAATGAGTTGAGCAAAAAATATAGAATACAATCTATCTGCTATGACAGATGGAATGCCTCGCAAATTGTCATTGACCTTCAAAATGATGGAGCTAACCTTGACCCATTCGGACAAGGATTCGTTTCAATGAGTATGCCTACAAAAGCATTAGAGGTTGAGATAATTGCTAAGAATATAATTCACGACAACAACCCATGTCTTAACTGGTGTCTTTCAAATATAACAATTCAAGAAGACCCAGCTGGTAATATCAAGCCAAACAAAAGTAAGTCGGTTGATAGGATTGACCCTATTGTTGCTTTGATTATGGCTCTTGGATGTTACTATTCAGAAGATGATGGGACAAGTATATATGAAGAAAGAGACTTAATAATATTATAATGGATTTAAAAATAATTGCATTACTATCTCCAGAAGGATTTGATCAAAGATTTTGGGAGGTGGCTTCTGAAACAAAAACTTATAAGGAGGCTTATGAGTTGGTGGAAAAAGAGTATGAAGCAAATTTCAAACATAGACGCTACTCAGATTATAATTCATTTAGAAACTGTCGAGATAAAAGATTAAAGAAACGCAACTGAGTTGCATAACATTAATAATAGATAGTCGTATAATTGTGAAAATTCTTATAAGATTTGAGCATACTTACAGACATCAGAAACTTCTTCACATTTGGGAAGCCTGAACAAACAGAAAAACGAGGGTTAGGATTACAAACATTATTCCCAAACGCTAACCCATATACAACAGATAAGGCATTGACTCTCAGTGCGGTATGGTGTGCAATCAGATTATTAGCTGAAAGTGTTTCCTCTTTACCTTGTTCTGTATATTACAAAGAAGCAAATGGAGATAAAGTAGAAGCTACTAATGACAGAATCTACAATCTAATAAAGTACAAGCCGAACAATTATCAAAATAAAATTACATTTTTCGAATACATTATGATGTGTATTTGCACAACTGGAAATTCTTATGTTCAAATAGTGAGAGATGAGTCTGGCTCTCCTGTACAATTAATCCCTTTAAATCCTGATTCAGTTGATGTTGTTATCAATGAAGGAGAGTTGTTTTACCAACTTGAAGGAGCTGGAGTTTTAGATAGTGCTGATGTTTTACATTTTAAAACAATAACAGAAGATGGAATCATTGGAATAAGTCCAGTTGATCAATGTAAAAATGCTTTAACGTGGGGACTTAATGTGGAAGAATTTGGTTCAACATTTTTTAAGAATGGAGCAAAACCAAGTTCAGTTCTTTCAACTGATAGAGCTTTAAGTGAGACTGCAATTCAAAGATTAAAAAATTCTTTCAATAGTAGTTATGCAAAATTAAGTCAAAGTAATTCTACAATAATATTAGAGGAGGGATTAACATTTAAACCGATTTCTATTTCTCCAGAACAAGCTCAGTTCTTAGCGAGTAGACAATTCTCAATCGAAGAAGTGGCTCGTATATTTAATGTACCTCCTCATATGCTTAAAGATTTAACAAAGTCGAGTTTTAATAATATTGAAATGCAATCTCAGGAATTTGTTACGTACACTTTGAT